CAGAAGCGCACAAGCAGGCAGAGCGTGAAGAGGCTGCACTCTGCACTGAGCTTAAGCAGTTGCAGAAGGAATACGACCGGATGACCACACGTCTCGGCGAGATACGTGAGTACATCGTGGCGACCGTGGGCAACAATGCAGAGACAGTGATGAATCTGCAGAACCTCAAGAACAAGCACGATTTCATTCGGGTAGACTGAGCATGATGCATGACCGTGAATACGGTGCCACGCGTGGTGGCAGGACTGAACGAGCAGAGCGCGAAGACAGCTTCTTGTCTGCCTTCGGTAACAAGCCGGGTAGTGACCGGCGTAAACAGCGCAGACAGCGCAAAGGATGGGAAGACTAATGTCCCAAGGTGTGTGCAATCACAGCACGATTGAAGGTCAGTCGGAGTATGTGATATTCGGCACGTATGAGCCGGATACAGCAGAGCAGTTCCTACAGGTGGTCGGCAAGCCATTCAAGCGGCTTAGGGTATGCGACGGTAAGGATCAAGAAGGCCCAGCCTTCCTAGTTCCCGCTGACCTCATGACTGCAGTGGACAAAGCTGGCTGCTTACATGGTATCCCTACAGTGACGTTCTTGCAGCGCAGTGATGCGCGTGGCCGTAGAGCGGCATGGGTTATCAACACCGCTACATTTGAGGAGACCTACATAGGTCACTTCACAGAGACACAGCTTGGCCCAAGAGTGGGCGAGGCATACACATACGACCCTATGACTAGGACGTATTTCGTAATGGTTAAACCGCACAATGCAGCGGCGCGACCATTGCAGAAGTTCAGCCGGGATGAGCTGGCTGAGTATCGTGCATACAGGGAACGTGTAGAGCGCAAGTCTTAAAGCGCTTTTCCCTGCCTATAAGGAATACCAACGCAAAGCGCAAGCAGGCGTATGCGGCGGTTAATCAATCATTATCATAGCTATGGAAGGAATATACATGTCTGATCTGGACCTCTTGAACGATCTCGGCCTCACCTCTGGCAACGAAGATGGTGCACCTGTTGAGGGTGATGTAGTCGAAGGCGTCGAAGCCGAAGCTGCTACCCGCGCCAAGCGCACTGAAATCAAGATCGTCGGCACGATTGCTAAGCAGTCTGGTCTGCTTCCGGCCCGTGCACCGTCTGGTGGTGGCTTCGGTGAGCGTGGCTCTAAGTACCCGTTCGAGTCGCTGGCTGAGCCGACGCTTGACGGCGAAGGCAATCCGACTGCATTCGACTTCTTCGAAGTCAAGCTTACGGACGTTGAGAACGCCGACGCCAAGAAGCTGCAGGGTGCCATTCAGGCAGCAGTGGCTGCACAGAATAAGACCAACAAGACCGAAGGCAATGGTATCAAGTACGTATCCCGTACTGTCCTCGGCGAAGACGGTTCGTATGTCGGCGCTGCCGTCTATCGTACTGACAAATACGCTGAGTAATCAGCGCTTAGCCTGCTGAACAGGCAAATGTAGATAGTGAGCGGCGATGTTGCGATGTGTCGCCTTAATGACTGCCTAAGAGAGGTGCAGCGCTCACTACCTACTGATATTGGAATACACTTAGGCCCGCATGGCCGGATACAGGACGCTGTATCTAAAGTAAGTGTGTTTCAGTATCAGTAGGTTTTTGTGCAAACGTGAAAGGATATCAAAATGTTTGCAGACATGGCAGGACTTCATGCGCAGGGTTACTATGAAAAAGCCAAGTATTGGGACAGTCAGCCAAAGGAAGCTGAAGTCTCTTCAAGTGCAGCCGAGAAGTCAAAGACAGTTGAAAGACTGTTGATCGAGCTGGTGCACTCTGAAGTTATTCCAGCTACCCGCAAGTTGCTGCAGAGTATCCGGCCGTTTAGCTGGAACAGCAGTGACGAGGCGATTGAGTATCTGCGAGGCATTCTACCTAAAGAGCGCATCGTAGACTTGTGGGAGTTTGCAGACGCTTGCTCTTTGCAGTCTCCGCAACAGTTTGCAGAACGCGCTGTAGCTACACTCGGTATCGGCAAGGACATGTTCTGGTGCATGATCGTGCACTACGCATTCTGGCAAGGTCTTCGCGACTACAAGGCAGTGCATGGCGGGTATGGCCCGAATGACATGACTGCATACCTGTATGCAATGCTCACCTGTGATAATCCGGGTGAAGAAATTCGTAAGGACTTCTAATGGTGTCCGGACTCGGTTTAACAATCTTCCTCATCCTCGTGATGATGGCAGAGCACGAAAGGAATAAACATGGATAGGTCAATTCCAGCAGCAGCGGGCGCTATTCTCGCTTTCATCTACAAAGGTGAGAGCGGTGGCGACTACAACAAGCTTAGTGCAGGCGCTGAGAAGCGTTGGAAGTACAAGCTGACCAGTTGCACAATCAATGAAGTGCTCGATAAGTTTGGCAATGCTGCCAATCGTAAGACACTCGGTATGATTTCCTCGGCAGCAGGTGCACCACAGATCATCAATAAGACCCTTGCTACGCTTAAGGCTAAGCTAGGTCTTACCGGTAAGGAGAAGTTCGATGCGAACATGCAGGACCGTCTCGCGTACCAGCTTCTACGAGACCGTGGTTACGACGCGTGGGTTAGTGGGCGTATTGGCACGGTGGAGTTCGCAAAGCGACTTGCGCAAGAGTGGGCAAGCCTACCGGTACTCGCCGGAACCAAGAACGCCAAGGGCGTCAACATCAAGCGTGGTTCAGGATACTACGACGGTGACGGGCTGAACTCAGCTAAGCACGTGTCGGCTGATATCTTCGAGCACGTACTTGAAGATGCTTTGGCTAACAAGCAGGTAGCTGTAGTTGTTACACCTGCCAACACGAAACCTGTAGCGACTACAAAGTACGTTGCGGCTGCTTCAACTGCCGTGGCTGTGGTTGGTGGTGCCAATGAGGCAGTACAGACTGTTACAGACTGGCAGCCGGTAATTGAACTCGCTTCAACTGTTGGACGATATGGTCCTATCGCTGCAGCCGTCATCGTAGGTGGTATAGCTGCCGTGGTGATTGCCAAGAAAGTTTGGAAGTGAGTGATGCTGAGCATGCTAGCTTTGATGTGGCAGGCTATTGGCGGCAACAAGCTATTGCCCTACATCGTCGTGGTCCTGATATTGATGGTGATCCTATGTACCGTCTACCTCCAAGGCCGTACTGCAGGAACTACCGGCGAGAAAACGAAGCGTCTTGGCGACTCGTTAAACCGCCTGCACAAGGAAGCTCAAGATCGTGCACGTATTGAAAGTATGTCTAGTAGCGCTGCTCGTGAGCAGTTGCGCAAGCGTTGGAAGCAACATTAGTCAGTGCGGGCCTAATGATAAAGCCATTAGGCTCACTGATGAACAGATAAGCAGCATGTCCGACCAGCAGGTTACGGACGTGCTAGCACTCAACGAGTCTTTAGCTAAGCGTGGTTGCGCTCTGCCTAACAAGGATTGAGTATGGCTGATGAAGATAACAGAGGCGAACTTCGTAACGCTAGCGAAGAGCCTCACTCTGAACGGCAAGAAGAAGTATACGCACTGTGGGTCAAGTCCTTCTATGACGTTGTACAACGGCGTTATGCGGATAACAGCGTATTGTCATCGGTGCGAGGCGAGGTTTCATTCCCAGAGGGAGGGACTTATACCGCTCGCCTCTCTTCAAGAGTACCAGCGCCAGCCTACTCGATCGACGCTGCTGTTACCAGAGGATGCGAGCAAGGACTTCAAGGCAGCAGAGCCGATTTCATTATTGTGGATGACGTGGCTGCTGAAGGGTGGGATTTCAGCGACATTGAGAGACGTGTACTCGCTCACTTGGTCGAAGAAGTATGGTCGGGCGCTCCTGCCAGTGTACTCATCGACGGGGAACATTACCGACCTAGTGCTGAGAGCCTTACTACCCAATCAGAAGCCGAAGTATTTGATGGACTCAGTATCCCCGAATACTTCCGTGTTCCTGAGCAAGCAAAGCCGGGCTCAATTTCTAAGCGTGGATACAAGTCTGTACCTATACGACGTGGTGATAGTAGAGGACGTACTAAGCGCAATCCGAGTGGGCGAGTTCCTACCGACAGGGAGCTTACTCGGTACGAGCGCCAGTCAGGGCAAACTAGAGCGTGTGTTGCAACACTCTTCGGAATTAAAACAGCCGCGTGTAGGGCTGTGGCTGGATCCAGATCAGGCTGGTGTAGCAGGGAATGCAAAACTGCGGCGTACGCTGGACTTGTTTGGCCTAGAGTACGGGATCATAAGCAGCCCGAAAGACCCGAAGAACATAACTGACAGTGAGATTATTAGGAGGCTAGCAAGTGATAGATATCATCCTCTTGCGGATTATGAAGCAGAGGAAGGACTTTCTTATACTGCATCCTCTCATTCATCCGGAGGCATTGCAGGCTGAGACAGCCGCGTTGATTGCGGACTTCAAGCGATATTATGAGGGGTTCCCCTCTCATGATAGCATAGACATAACAACCTTCATGACACGCTTCCCCGGCTGGCATAAGGGTATCACGGATGAGAAGGTGCGTGAGTATGCTCGCATTATGGCGAACGTCACAAAGATCGATGCAGACGATGACCAGAAGGCATTCATCCTTACGGAACTCGCTGATATGGACGTATCGCTCCGCCTTGCCAATGTCGTGGCGCAGTACAATGAGGGAGAGGTTGAAGATCTGATGGGCACCCTCGGTGACACTATGGACAAGTACCGTAGGTCACGAGGGATCAAGCAGATCAAGTATATCGACACTCCGATCAAGGACTTGTTGCGGGAGGATACGAACAATGAAGGCGTCGCATGGAGACTCAATACCCTTAACAACCACATGCGCAAGCTTAGACCCGGTGATTTCGGCATTATTGCCGCTAGACCGGATCAGGGGAAGACTAGTTTTATTGCCAGTGAAGTCAGCTTCATGGCACCACAACTCCCCGCCGATAAAAACGTCCTGTGGCTTAACAACGAAGGACTAGGCCGCAGGCTTATTCCGCGTTACTGGCAAGCAGCATTGAACCTTACCGTGCCTGAGATGGTGGCGCTAAGCAACGCTGACAAGCTGGAAGAGCAGTACCTGAAAGTCATGGGTAGGTTCGACCGTATTCGAGTAATCGATGTACACGGTCTGAATAACTCACAGGTTGAACTGATCATCGAGAGTAATAACCCCGGTGTGATCGTCTATGATATGATCGATAACATTGGAGGGTTCGGTGACAGCGCTCGTACTGATCTTAAACTGGAGAGCATGTACCAGTGGGGTCGAGACAGATCCGTTAAGTATGAGACTATTGGGCTGGCGACAAGTCAGATTAGCGCGGAGGGACACGACCTACGTTTTCCGGGTCTCTCCATGCTCAAAGATAGTAAGACTGGCAAGCAAGGCGCATGTGATTTCCAGCTAATGATCGGGTCGGTAACGGCTGATAAGATGCTGGCTGCTAGCCGCTTCCTTAGTCTACCCAAGAATAAGTTGCGCCTACCTAGTGGCGCGCAGAGTCCTGATGCTGAGGTGCACTTCGATGTGTTCCGTAGCCGGTTCAAGGACATGATTATAAATCCAGACACAGGAGTTAGTGACCGTGGCGAATGAAGTCAAGATCACTACCGGTAAGGCCCCTACCCTGCCCAAGGCTGCAAAGCCGACGGTAGGCGGGACTGTACCAAGCCCGGATACATTCCGGGAGACAGCAAAGGGTCGAGCATTCATCCTCACTGCTGCACAGAACAACACGAAGGTACATACGAAACTCTGGAACAACCTTGTAGCGCTCGCTAAGAAGCGGAAAGCGCAGATCATGGTCAGCCGGATTACGTATAACAAGAATGGGTTCCAGAACGCCACGAAGGATGCACTGTCCAGTGGTGATGAGGAGATGTGGTTCGATGAACGGGTGCTACCATACATCCAAGACTATCAAGTCAAACTTGCACCCGGTCTGGTTTTCGCAGCTGAGTTGGACATTCTTCCAACGGCTAAAGATCCGCTCAGTGGATTGGACAACTATACAGGCACCAACTCGATGGTTGTCCCGCATCCCAAGGTACACATGCGTTCGTACGCTGGACTCCTATCGGGTCAAGACCAACGATTTGGGTATACTACTGGAGCGTGTACGCTACGCAACTACGTCGATAGACGGGCCGGGCAGATCGCGAGCTATCACCACGTATACGGTGCTCTCTGGGTCGAGGTCGCCGAGGATGGAACATGGTTTTCTAGGCAGATCAATGCCGAGGACGATGGGTCTTTCTTCGAACTTGATACGTTCGTCGCGAATGGCAAGTGTATGGACACTGGAAGTGATTGGGTCGCTAAACGATTCGCAGATACGACCGGCAGAGTTCTCAACCTTGGAGATGTTCACGCCGAGAAGATGGATGCAGCATCCTTTAAGACAGCAATGTCTATTGTATCAGAGCTTGACCTAACGCACGTCGTTATTCATGACCTGCTCGACTTCGAAGCTCGTAACCATCACAATCTGAAAGACCCGTTCTTCATTGCTGACCAGCACTTCAACGGTATGAATACCGTAGAGGGCAACTTCCTGCACGCGGCTACAGTGCTTAGCGAGATTGAGCGAGTATCTAAGGGTGCGCTGATGGTGGTCGTACGTTCGAACCATGACCAAGCGTTTGAACGCTGGCTGCGAGAGTTCGATGGTAAGGCGGACCCTGCTAACGCTAGGTTCTACCATTGGCACATGTTCCTTGCATACCAGCACATAGAGAACGGGCAGAAGTACGACGCCTTCTGGTCTGCACTGACAAATGCTGCCTGCAAGATGGGGTCTGATCCGCTCGGATGGGTAAACGTCAAGGAGGACGATAGCTATGTCATTCACGGCATTGAGCTTGGCTTACACGGCCATCTCGGTCCAAACGGGTCTAGGGGTAGTCCAAAGGGATATCGCCAACTCGGACGTAAGCTTAATACGGGACACACGCATAGCGCTGGAATCATTGACGGAGTATGGACTGCAGGCGTGCTTGCGTCCCTCAACATGGGCTATAATAAAGGCCCGTCATCTTGGTCCCACAGCCACATTCTTACACACCCAAATGGCAAGCGACAGATGATCACTTGCAAGGGTGATCGCTGGAGAGCATAGGAGTTATACATGGCTCGCATTAGAACAGGGGACGGCCGCTTGGTCGATCCCCTCAATATCACAGCAGAGGACGTTCGTCCGAAGTGGATCATCCGCTCGCTTGCACAGATCAACCGGTTTACAGGGCACGCTCTGTATCCGTTCTCTGTAGCACAGCATAGCTACAATCTGGCTCAGGTTGTCCCGCCGCATCTCAAGCGTGCTGCCATTGTGCACGACTTCACGGAGAGCTGGTTCAATGACATGGCGTCACCGCTCAAACGTGAGATGCCTGAGTATCGGGCGTTTGAGAAGCTAGCCGGTAAGGTAGTCATGTTCGTGCACTGTGTAACGCAGCACGAGATGGATGAGTTCGATGAGTACGATAAGCGCATCTATAAGGATGAGCGAGACGTGCTGTTTCCGATCATCGGTGAGCGTGGGCTAGGTGATGACCTTAAGCCGCTCGGCATCAACCCATACTATATTCGGGAGATGTATTGGCGAGACGCGGAAGCATACCTCGCCAGTGAGTACATTAAGATGTTTGGAAAGGCTATGTATGACCGTTAATGCACAGGCACTAGCAGCCGCTGGTAAGTCGCCCAACCCGAAGCAAGCATTCGGGGATAAGAAGCCTCGGCTTGGGCTTACTCCGCTTAGTGCACAGCTTAAGCAGGCTGAGGCACATCTGGACGGTGCACTCAAGTATGGGTGGGTTAACTGGCGGATCAATCCGGTAGAGGCTCAGACGTACATCGAGGCAGCACTGCGTCACCTACGCCTGTTCGAGAATGGCGAGGAAGTAGCCCGCGACACTAAGGTGAACAACCTCGGTGCAGTCATGGCGTGCTGCGCTATCCTTATCGATGCAGAACTGCATGGCATGATGATCGACAACAGGCGCAAGTCTCCTGAGACGTGTGACCTATTGCATGAAGAAGAGAAGATGGTCATTCACCTTCGTAAGATGCAGGACAAACGGGAGAGCAAGAATGCGGGATAACGAGTTCACTGTATGGGCAAGTCTACTCACTGTAGCTGCGCTGATGTTCCTGTGTATGGCGCTGAGTAGCTGCTACACAACACAGGGTGACGGTATGGCAGATTACTCGCAGGGCGTTCGCTGCGTACTGGAGGGAACCTGTGGCTAATGAAGCTATCGAACTCTACAAGCCGTGGGACGAGAAGAAAGTCCAGTTCCCCGGCAGTGTCAGCGAAAAGCTCGACGGTGTACCTATGCGACTACGCAACCTGCACGGTCATGTCTATGGGTACAGTAGGCAGAACGAGAGTATCACTAGCGTCCCGCACATCACGGTGTACGGTAGTAGCATCCTTATGCCGGGAGGTAGCATCACCGGAGAACTCTATATTAGGGGTATGCCCTTTAAGGATATCAGCGGGCTAGTACGTAAGAAGCTGGCTTCTAAGGGTAGTCAAGACCTTGTTATGTACGTGCATGATGCTGACCTTCGCGGCAAGCCGGATATGCCGTACATCGAGCGGATGAATGAAGCGGCGGGCGTTCTCAGAGCGCTTGCCAAGCATCGCGGATGCGGGGTTGATGATCTGCCCATCCGAATGATTCCGCGCGTACCAGCGGCCAACGTCGAGGCGGTGCACGCTGCTTTTGAGGCTATCATGCTTGCTAACCCGAAATCCGAGGGCGCGGTCTACCATACGGACGACAAACCGTATGCACCGGGACTGCGCAGATGGGTAGGTATGAAGCTTAAGCCGGTCGAGGATATTGACGCGTATGTGGTCGGCTTCGAAGAGGCACACGACCAGTTCGGGCATCCGAAGGACATGGTAGGTACAGTCATCCTAGAGATGAATGAGCTACAGGGCGGCACGGTAGTGCAGGTGCCTCGCAATGTCGGTCCCGGTAAGATGACAGCTGCAGAGCGTAAGCTCTATTGGGCACAGTTTAAACAGGGTAAGTGGAAGCCACGTATGGCTCAAATCCACGCAATGCCCGACGACAGTTATGAGGGTCTACGTGAAGGCAGATGGCAACGTTGGCGCGACGACAAGAGCGATCCCACAGTACGTGGTAAGTAACTGGTGGGGATCATGGGAGAGGCTGGTATCTATCCGGCTTCTCCGCGACCCTAAGACAGGTCAGCAGTACAGCGAAGAAGTGTGGGTAGGGTATGGCGGTAAGACGCACACTATCCGACAAGAGAGGAATAGAGAGTATGGCAGATAGAGAGCATATCTCGCAGGGCTACTTGTTTGCATGTGCGATCGGTGGGTCAGTATCAGGCTCTGTGCTGGTTGATCCAGACAAGGCCGCCGACGTCGATATCTGGGTAAGCAACCTGAACTGGAACGTATACAGCAATCCTAAGATCATCGCCGAGTTTGGGCTTGAGTGGTACAATCCGCTCGAAGGTACTGACCGGTATGAAGAGGCTAAGCTGTATATGGAGATACGTGGTGTACTGCGCAGCAAGAAGTACAATCTCAACGTGATCGTTGTAGAGAACAACTTTGTACCTGCGTATGTATACGGTACACAGCAGCTATCACTGTCGCCAGAGAAGTACCAGACCAAGGTCAAGCGGGCTAACCTCTTCATCGAGGCTAAGAACCGTATCCACATACTGCTCGGCAATCCTACACGACCGCTCCAGATCATGGATGGCGGACCGAAAGAAGTCAGCCAGAAGCAGTGGCCTTACTCGGAGTAGCAGCATGGGTAGATACATGGTCTTCGACTTGGAGACCGAAACGCACACAAGGTTCAAGAGAAAGGCTAACGCATTCCTTCCCGAGAACTGGGTAGTTATGCGTGGCTGGAAGTTCCAAGGAGATAGCCGTGGGTATGCTACGTACCACCCTAAGCTGGACCGTACCAGCACTCTGCACATTCCTGATGACGTGGTTCTTCTTGTGGGCTTCAATATCAAGTTCGACTTGCTCTGGGAGTTGGCTCAAGGGAACGCTAGTCTGCGAGCATTCATCAAGCGCGGTGGAATGATATGGGACTGCCAGTACGCAGAGTATCTACTTTGCGGACATGGGCAGGAAGTGCAGATGGTTGCACTAGACGACATTATCGAGAGCTACGGCGGACGCCGCAAGATAGATGAGGTGAAGCTTCTATGGGAAGCAGGAGTGAAGACGAGCGAGATCAACGAGGCTCTACTGGCAGACTACCTGTTGGGAACCCACGCCGAGATGCGGAACTCAGGCGACATAGGCAACACGGAGAAGATCTTCCTGAAGCAAGTAGCGAAAGCGAAGTTGTTCGGGATGACCAAGATGATACAGGACCGAATGGACGGGTTGCTGTGTACTACGGAGATGGAGTTCAATGGACTCAAGATCGACGTCGCAACCGCCGGGGCACGTTTAAGGGTCTTAACGCAAGACTTGCTAGAACAGACTACGGTTCTGCAGGAGTATGTGAAGGATCTACCGTGGGAGTTCAACTGGAACAGCCGGATACAGGTAAGCTGCCTGATCTTCGGCGGGACAGTGAAGTATGAGGTCAGAGAGAAGTATCTAGATGAGAACGGTGAATGGGCACGTCTCAAGGCCGAAGAGAGCTGGCCGCTATTCAACGGGGAGGTCGTTAGTCCGAGTCTTTCCGAGAAGGTACTCGGACCATTTGGGGACGAACTGTATCGTAGGAAAACTCTTACCGGATGGCAGTATCAAGACACTATCAAGTCTGGTCCGAAGAAAGGTACGCCCAAGTATCGTAAGGTGCCCGTCCAAGGGGAACTCAAGATCAAGTGGCAAGACCGATTCTACGCACTGGACGGGTATACGATCCCGAAGGACGAATGGCAGGGTGCAGAGACTGATGGGGAACGGTCTGAAGCTTACCCTGAAGGCAAGCCTATCTACTCGACGTCTGGGGACGTTATTGAAGAGCTTGTGGCGCGTACCAATATTCCGTTCCTGAAAGCATACGATAGGAAGAACGAACTCAATAAGGAGATCGGTACTTACTACGTGGTCACGAATGACAAGGGTGAGAAGAAAGGTATGCTCACCTGTGTTCAGCCGTGGGATCACATGCTGCACCACAAGCTTAACCACACGAGCACAGTCACTACTCGACTGAGTTCGAATGACCCAAACATGCAGAACATTCCGCGTGTCGATATGGATAAGGGCGGCGTCGCTAAGTCCGAAGTCAAGAAGATGTTCGTTAGTCGGTTCGGTGCGAATGGGCGCATGATTGAAATCGATTACTCTCAGCTTGAGGTGGTCGTGCAGGGTGTGCTGTCTGGTGATCCTCAGCTGTGTAAGGACTTGAGAGATAAGGTAGACTTCCACTGCAAGCGTGTGTCTGCGAAGCTTAATATTAGCTACGAGGATGCGGTCAAGTGGTGTAAGGACGGTATGCCTATCCCTGCACTGGATGATCAGGGCTACGTAGGTAAGACGGAGCGCACGAAGTGTAAGATCTTCTCATTCCAGAGGGCATACGGTGCAGGCGCTGCTAAGATCGCATTGACTACGGGTATGCCGATTGATGAAGTGGAGCAGTTGATTGAGAACGAAGACCTTCTGTATCCCGGCATCGTGGCATTTAATGACAACGTGGCAGCAACAGTCGCCTCTACGGCGGAGCCGTTTAACGCATTCTGTGACGTCCAGAACCGTTGGCGTGTATTCCGGAAGGGTTACTGGACTGCCCCTACCGGTACTCGATATGCATTTCGGACGTTTGATGCGCCTGCTTACCTCAAGAAGCGTAATATCGATCAGACGTTCTCACCTACTCAGCTTAAGAACTACCCTGTCCAAGGGACGGGAGGAGAGTTTGTACAGGCTATACTCGGCAGGCTGCTTAGATACTTTGCGGCTAACGATAATTGGGGCGGGCAAGCATTGCTGGTCAACACGGTACATGACTGCATCTGGCTCGATGTGCATATTGACCATATCCACAAGATTGTACCTGAAGTGATTAAGATCATGGAGAGTATCCCTGAGTTCTACGGTAAGCGGTATGGTATGAATATCACTGTACCGTTCCCTGTAGAAGCAGAGCTTGGATTGAACATGATGGACCTTCATCACTACGATCCGGCAGAGGACTTTAAGCTAGCCGCTTAATACCCTGCCTATAAGGAATACCAAGTGCCGATTAGTATCGGTTGTCCGTCAGAGACGGTAAGTTAACAATAGTAATAGATAAGGATATCATATGTCAGAGAACTTCAAAGACCTCATCAACCAAGCCAAGCAGACTGAGAACCAGTCAGAAGCACAGGCCGGTGGTAACTATGAGTATAAAGTACCGGATGCAGGACGGACAGTAGCACGATTCATTGAGTACATTGAGCTAGGTGATCATATTGGTCAATACCAAGGTAAGCCTAAGCCAACTGCTCCGCAGGTACGAGTTACCTTCGAACTACTCGGTAAGTCTCATATTACTGAGATTGATGTAGAGGGTGGTAAGAAGAAGGTAGCTAACCGCATCTCGGTTAACATGCCTAAGAAGCAATCGGATAAGGCTAAGTTCTTCAAGCTGTTTAAGGCAATGGCAGCAGGCCGGACTGAGATTACTCATATGGCGGAGATGCTTACCGAAGCATTCATCGTTGATGTAGTTCATGCTACTGAGGGTGAAGGCGACAAGAAGAAGACGTACGCTAACATCTACACTGAAGATCAGGTATGGAAGGTCTTTGCACCTCGGCGCATTGATGATCTGGCTGGTACATCGGAAGATATCAGCGACAAGGTTCCTCAGCCGATTAGTTCACCGCGTATCTTCCTGTGGGGTAATCCCACGAAGCCGACTTGGGATAGCCTGTTTATCGACGGGTATAACGAGACGAAGAACACAGACGGTACAACCACGAAAGTGAGCAAGAATTGGCTGCAAGAGAAGATCATGTCGGCGACGAACTACGAAGGTTCGGCACTGCAGACCATGCAAGGCGGACTGGACAATCTGCCGACTTCCGGCGACAGCACCTCCTCCGGGTCATCGAAGACGCAGACGGAATCCGAAGCAGGAAATGCAGGTGCGGGTACACAGACGTCTGTGACTGCCTCTGACGATCCGCTGGCTGACCTCGGTCTGTAATGTCTGTTTGTATGATGTGCAGCATGGGCCGTGATCCGGCCTGTGCTTGGCACGGTGATAACGCCATGAAGGAGAACAATATGTTTATTAAACCAGTAGGCATTGAGCCGCAGGTAACTGCAGAGCTGCCTAAGCCCAAGGGCAAGCAGGTAACAATCAAGTTCATTGGTGAGCAGGAGCGTCTGAACCTGTTCGGCGTCACGGAGTACAATGTAAGTGGCTCGTGGTGGCGCATCACTGACAATAACGGTGAGTACTATGTGATCGACCCTGCTAAGGTGCAGTGGGTCAAGACGAAGATCATCGTATGACCCAGATGCTGGACACTGAGCAGTACATCGAGCTGGTCCGTATGCACGGTATTGAGGCTGCGTACCAACAGCGCTTCCGCGCTACCGGTCGCACTGTACGTGAAATCCTTAAGCTCACCATTATGATGAGTGAGGGTAAGCAGGTGCATATTATGTACGGTGCCACCAAGGGACGAACAGGCGGTAATAGCCAAGCACAGGCCGTAGAGGTATTGCGGAATGTCCTCCGTACGGCAGAGTCGTTTGGTATGAATGTTGAGCGCAGTGGTGCAACTGCTGCACACTTTGTACAGAGCGGTGGGCGTATAGCCATCTGCCCACACGGCGCACAGGGTAGAGTTCCAGAATGGGAGCAGTTCGAACTACATGATAATTAATGGTATAGATTTGTCGGCATTGCCGGAAGATATCAAAGCTACGAACTTTCCACCCACTCAGCCCGGACGAGTTGTCCATATCGACGCTGACTTCCTTGCTTACATGGTGAGCTATGAGAAGCCGGGTACTATCATCGAGATGACGGATATGCAGCATAACTGCAAAGTCGCCATTGAGAAGATGCGGTTGATGGCAGGTGCACAGTTCGTTCATCTGCATCTAACACCGGGTACAAGTACGAAGGGGGATCGTGGTGCACTGGCTATTCAGAAGGAGTACCAAGGCAACCGCAAGGACAAGCCTAAGCCAGCCAAGCTGCATATCATGCGGCAGTGGATGGGCACATACTTCTCAAGTACGCTGCACCAGCTCTGCGAAGCGGACGACGGTATGTCCAGTATGCAGTACGCAGCACTTAAGTCTGGCTCTGGCAATCTCAGCATCATCTGCTCTAAGGACAAAGACCTCCTTATGGTGCCGGGTTGGCATATGGATTGGGAGACGGGTGCAATCGATCAGTCGGAGAACGAGCTAGGTCATCCGAATGAGTATGGCTCTATCTACCTCGATACAAGCAAGACCAGCAGTAAGATCAAGGGCTTCGGACAGAAGTTCTTTTGGGGTCAGATGCTGACTGGTGACACAGCTGACAATATTCAGGGCCTGCCTGCATACTGTGGTTCCGATGTGTCTGCACCCAAGAAGATTGGGCCTGTGCTTGCAGAGTACAAGCTGATCAACGTCAACAGTAACAAGGATGCGTTCAGCGCTGTCAAGACCATGTACGAAGACTACGGCCGTAAGGTCGGGTTTAAGCATTGGGAGACGGGTGAGTTTGTACCGTGGCAGAAGGTGTTCATCAGTGAGGCGCAGCTTCTATGGATGCGCCGAGATACCACGGATGCTAACGACGTCCTTAAGTGGTTCAAGGAGATTAATCAATGAGGTATGAACATGGCTTTGCAGTTACTATCCCTTATCTCACTCCTAACGAAGACGGTACTAACCGGATGGAGCGAGCGCTTCTACATACCAACGACGCAGTGGATCGACGGCGTATTAAACGCATCCTGCGCCGGTGGGTACGGGACACCTTGGGACGCACTCTTTACACCCACGAGATGCGCCTACTCATGAGGAATGTGCGTAAGCATACACAGCCTATGCAGTACATGCGTATGCCGGGTGCATGACCCAGATTGTTCGGCTTACAGCAAAACAAGTTCCGGTGGTTAAGCAGGCCCTTATCCAGAGACAAGGCGGAGTCTGCCCACTGTGCAGTCGTGGTATTACCGTTGAGACCGGGTGTATGGATCACGACCACGACACCGGTCGAGTACGGGGTATCCTATGTCGAGGATGTAATGGAGCAGAGGGCAAGATTAAGAACGCCTTCATGCGCTACGGCGGTGGTCTACGTACAGACCTAGTTACATTCCTTAGAGCGCTCGCTGATTACATCGAGTACTACAGGATTAACCCGCACCGGTTCATATACCACTTGCATAGAACAGACGATGAGAAGCGCGTGCTTCGTAATACCCGTGCCCGTAAGAAGAGGGCAGCCACTAAGAAAGGCAAGTAATGAATATTGAAGCACAGATGGAACTCGAGAAGGAAATGGTCCAGCGCGGTGTGGAAGCATACCGTAAGGCCAAGCAAGCAGCGCTTGAAGGTGGACGGGGTTCTGAGACTGGCTTCGCTCGTAGGCTTATGCACGAGTACATCACGCCACTGACTGAGGCCCTTGAGGCTAAGTTGGTACGTAAGGGCCCGGGCAAGTTTGCTCGGGCTCATGTCCACCTTAGAGATGTTGCGCCTGACAAGGCGATATTCATGGCGCTGCGAGCAGTTTTCAATGTGTTTAATCCGTCGAGTCGCACTGGTGATCAGGCAACTCCGGTTAACATAGCCAATACACTAGGAAGGATGATTGAGGATGAAGTACGCTTCACTCGGTTCCAGCAGAAGTATGCAGCATACTTTAATGAGATCCTCACTGACTTCAAGCGCAAGGGAACTAAAGACTATCGTTACATGCACCGAGTGCTCACGCATAGTGCAAACACTAACGAGGACGGCTGGGAACCGTGGGCAGTCGCTGAGCGTTGTGACGTCGGTATGCGACTGCTCGATATTATCCTGACAGAGACAGACCTCATCAGCAAGGACACACACTTTGAACGTGGTAAGAGCATCATCACTATCAGCCCGACACCTGCTATGCTCGACTTCGTTAGCAAGTACGATGAGGTGGCTGAACTCATGCATCCTCGTGCAATGCCCTGTATTATCCCTCCTGATCCATGGACAGCTATTGACCAAGGAGGGTACTACTCTCCTGCGCTACGTTCCGCCACAAAACTCGTACTGACTAGGCATCCTAAGCATAGGCAGATCCTTAAGAAAGCTGACCTATCTGCAGTGATGGCAGCAGTCAACAGTGCGCAGGAAGTAGCATGGAAAGTCAACACTAAAGTACTGGATGTTATCCGTGCAGTGTGGGCTAAGAATCTAGCCATCGGTATGCCTAGCAGTGAGAAGCTAGTGCCTAGCGATAGCCCATTCAAAGACCTTAAGAAAGAGGATATGGACGATGCACAACTCAAGCGTTTCCTTGAGTGGAAGCGAGAAGCTTCTGATGTATACACTAGAGAGAAAGAGCGTGTCGGCAAGTCGTTCCAAGCATCCGGTATTATCCGCGCGGCTAATGAATATGCACAGCATGGTAGCTTCTGGTATGTGTGGCAGCTCGACTTTCGGGGCCGAATGTACACGGCTACTTCGGGATTTTCTCCCCAAGGACCAGACCTTGCAAAGGGAATGCTCACGTTTGCTGATGGCAAGGTTCTGGGTGAGCGCGGCCTATACTGGCTTAAGGTACATATAGCCAATAGGTTCGGCTTCGACAAGGAGGACTACGATGTTCGAGTTGCTTGGGTCGATGAGAGGCACGCGCAGTTTATGGCCGCAGCCGGTGATCCCTTGGGTCACACAGATGTATGGGCTGGAGCAGACAAGCCTTACCAGTTCCTCGCAGCGCTGTTCGAGTACAGAGAAGCGCACCTCGGTAAGATGGTGGGTAAACGACCTGAAGACTACGTGTCTTACTTACCTATTGGTCTTGATGGTAGTTGCAACGGCCTGCAGCATTTCAGCGCTATGCTTCGTGACTCTCGCGGCGGTAGGGCGACTAATCTTGTAGCGGCAGATAAGCCGAATGATATTTACGCGGAGGTAGCAGCAGTATGCTTGACGAAGGTACACGAGTCTGCCGAACCTGTAATGCTCGAATGGGCACGGTTCGCAGTTACGCATGGGCAGGGGGTTCTACCCCGCAAGGTGGCGAAGCGTCCAGTGATGACTATGCCATACGGATCAACAAGACAGTCTTGTACGACTTATATCTACGAAGCAGTGTGCGAGATAAGCAAGGAGTGGTTTACATCTACCAGTGCATTCCTCGCCTCGTCAGCATTGACTCCCCTGTTATGGCAATCCATTGGCGAGGTTGTCATTGCAGCCCGACAGGGAATGGACTGGCTACAGAAGTGCGCTACCGTGATGTCGAAGCAGAACTTGGGTATTACATGGAGGACCAGAGACGGGTTCATCGTACACATGTTCGAACGGCAGAAAGAGGTTATACAGATCGAGACGGTTCTAGCCGGTCGCTACCATATGAAGGTAGGGAACCACACGGCGGAACTGGACAAGGCTGGACAGAGGAACGGCGTTGCGCCGAACTTCGTGCACTCGCAAGACGGGGCACACCTACGCGCTACGATCATGAAGGCCCGAGAGCGGGGGATTACAAGCCTTGCCCTTATCCATGATGACTACGGTACACATGCTGCTAGCACTGATATTCTGCAGCAAGTAATCCGCGAGAGCTTCGTGGAGCAGTACGTTGAGTTTGATCCGCTGCAGTCCTTCAAGGAATGGCAGGAGATGATAGGTAAGAAGCCTATGCCAGAGATGCCTGCATACGGTGACTTAGACATCACTGAGGTTCTACGCTCCCCATTCTTCTTCGGTTAATCCCTGCCTATAAGGAATATTAACATGAAGGAGAACCTATGGCCTACGAACACTTGTCTGATGAAGACAAAGTCCTCACGGCAATCGAGTTCGTAGCCCAAGGAGCGGCGATACCACCCGCACTCCGATCGTTCCTAGAGGACACTGGATTATACGAACTCATCACCAACCCGATACCTAACTTCGGAGGACAGCATGAGCGTGATCAAGGGAATAGCGGCTGACATTCGCCCTGAGTTCCTAGAGAAGATAAACCGCACATTCAGTGCAGAGAATGCAGCGTATCGAGAGGGTGACACCTTAGATGCCGTAGCTTTTCGCGCTGGTTGTCGCCACGTTGTGAACTGGATTAATAAACATGCCACTATGTCGTCCGTTGACGTATGATGACCTTAGTTGGATCGTCGAAGAGCTGCGCGCACTGCCGACGCAGAGTAGGCAGTATGCTGATGTACCGGACGACCCGCAGTACGTCTGGAGATACTTCGCCGAGATGCAGCTCAATGGCTCCTTGGCTGGTATCGTATCCGAGTATCACAAAAGCTTTATCCTCAGCTATATCGGGAAGCCTTGGTGGGCCAACCGCACTGAGTGTAATGAAATGATCCTGTGGGTTCCCGCCGAGTTTCGCGGTGGGAGTATAGCCTACAGGCTCATCGGAGAATGGCGTAACTACATACTGAATGAGTACCGACAGGTGCATATCATTCGTGCAGGTGCGTCGCTCGACATAAGTGACAATGACCATACACTCCGACTATACGAGAAGCATGGCTTTACCCGTAATGGGAATGGAGTAGAAATGAGGCTTTAATGTGTGATCCTATCACACTGATCGGCCTGTTTGGTGGAGCTGCTTCCCTTGCGGGTAGTCTTGCTGCACCTAAGCCAGCTAAAGCACCAAAAGCAGTAGAGCTCCCGGACACAGCCGCCCAAGCAGAGGCAGCTCGTGACTCGGGGGCTATTGTGCGTGTAGGCGCGGGCAAGGACGATCAGACCACGGACCAGAAGTCCGCAGACAAGGGAGCGATCCCAGAGACGCGAGTATTCGGCCGACCAGTAGGTGGACTTGGTAAGTCCGGCCTTAGTATTTAAGGAGGCACTATGTGCAGTAATTTGTTTAAGAAGCCTAAGCAGCAGACGGTAGTCCAAGAGGTTGCTCCGCCGCCGAAGGCAGCAGACGCACCAAGCAAGACTATCGAAGCACCACAGGCAGAGGTTAAGAACTCAGACGTGGTAGCTAGCACTACCTCTGATCCTAACGCAGGTCGCGTCCGTTTAGGCGGTAGCAACAAGCGCGGTGGCGGTAACAGGGTGGGGCTTAGCATCTGATGGTAGACGTACAGACCAGTATTCAATCGAGTCTTAAGGCCCGGTGGGGACAGTTGCACAATAAGAAGACCTCGATACTTGGTCTGTGCGAGAAGTATGCAGGTTGGACCCTGCCGTACCTGTTCCCTAGAGATGGTACAGATCAGGCAACTGAGCTGCCCGTTGAGATAGATAGCATTGGTGCGCAGGGTGTTAACCACCTAAGCAACAAGATCGTCAGCACATTGTTCCCTGCAAAGTCCCTATTCTTCCGGCTACATATTGACCAGAAGGTACGCGACTTTATCGAGAAGGCTATGGCCGCAACTGCACTCGCCTCGCAACCGGATGAGCTTAAGGCTCAGCTAGAGGCAGCGATTGTGCAGGCAGAGGATGAGCTAGCTAAGGCAGAGAAGCGAGCAGAAGAGCATCTAGATATGGTGCAGTTCCGCCCGCAGGCAGTTAACACTGTCAAGCTACTAATCGTTACTGGCAATGCTATGGTCTTCCATCCGGAAGAAGGCGGTACGGTCAAGGTGTATAACCTTCGGGACTATCATTGTGTACGCGACTGTGACGGCCAGCCAGTAGAGATGATGACGCGCGAGACTAAGGCATTCTATACATTCCATCCTGATGTGCAGGCTAAGCTCCGTGCTGATGCAGCCGTGGGTAAGATGTACGACAAGGGACACAAGCGAGGATATGATGACCATTCGGAAGTTACTATTTACACTCGCATTGCTCTTGAGGATGACAGTAAGTACCACGTTACTCAGTATGCCGACGAGGTGGACCTCGGTTACAACAAGGTATACACAAAGGCTGACCTTCGCTGGATACCACTCGTATGGAACCTTGTGAACGGTGAAGACTATGGACGCGGCCTAGTCGCTGACTTCGCTGGTGCCTTCCATGCACTGATGATCCTGAACAACTCCCTGCTTAACATGTCTGCCGTAATGGGCGATATCAAGTTCTTCGCTAAGGCGACAAGCATGGTCGATGTGGTGCAGGTGCAGAACTCGTTACCGGGTAGTTGGCATGTCGGTGATCCGAATGATGTAGGTACGCCGCAATTTAATCTCGCTATGAATGCTAACTTTATTCAGCAGCAGATCGAACGCTTCCAGAAGCAGATCGCTCAGGCATTCATGCTTACGCAGCAGGTTCGGCGCGATGCTGAACGGGTAACTGCAGAAGAGATTAGGCAGGATGTGGATGAGCTGGAAACCAGTAACTCTGGTGTGTACTCTCGCCTAGCTGCCTCGTGGCAACAGCAGATCGCACACCTCGCCCTGCATGACACTGGCTTCAATGGAGTCATGTCTGCTAATGGTGGAGTGCGTCCTCAAGTCATCACTGGTATGGACAGCCTGTCTCGTGCAGGTGAAGCCTATAACATGCGCCTGTTCCTTACGGACCTTGGTCTGTTGCAGGCAGTACCGGAAGACCTCCGACAGACCGTCAAGAAGCCTGCCTTTGTAAAGCAGATTGCACAGTACCATCAGGTGCCCTACGAGTCATGGATCATGACGCAGGGTGAACTGCAGGCTGAGCAGCAGCGAGAGGCACAGCAGCAGATGGCTCTGCAGCAACAACAGATAGAAGGTCAGGCACAAGTCGAAGGTGTCAAGGCCGCAGCTAAGGAAGGATAAGTAATGTCCGCTACGGAAGATAGTGTCATTCAGAATGTAGATACCGCGAAGGCCGCAGAAGTGGCCATTCATGGTCGAGTATCTAATATGGAGAAGGTGATCGAAGAGGCAGCTAAGACGCCTGAGCAGATTGCTACCGAGAAGAAGGCCGCAGAGGATGCGGCTGCTAAAGAGACTGCAGACGCAGCAGCTAAGAAGATCACCGACGAGGCGGCTGCTAAGGCTGGTGAAGACGACGGCTGGAAGGAAGAGTGGGTAGCGGTTGGCAATGAACACGCCGATGCAGCAATCGAACTCATGAAAGCAGCCGGTGTTAAGCCGGTCGAGGGCAATGCTATCTTTGATGAAGCCATCAAGGCTGGTGATCTTACCAAGGTAAAGTGGGACTTGCTGGAAGCACGTATCGGCAAGGCGCAAGCCTCGCTGGTCAAGACCGGCATCACCGCTTACTACGATGGTGAGTATAAGGAACAGCAGGCTGTCGTAGACCACGCGTATGCACAGGTCGGCGGCAAGGAAGGCTGGGACAAGCTCGTTAAGTGGGCACATAGTACAGCGACTGTAGATAAGGCCTTCGACAAGCAGCTCGGCGAGTATCGGCGTGCGCTGGAGGTTGGTGGCTTTGCCGGTAAGGCAGCAGTCGATGCGCTCAAGACAGCTTACGAAGCTGCTCCGGGTAATAGTTCGCTAGGTGGCAAGAAGATGGAACGTGGTGGTACTCCGCCTGCGAACCATGAGACAGCATCTGCGCCGCTATCACGCGCTGAGTACTATCGTGAGATGACTAAGGCAGGTGGCGACCGTGCACCTTCGCATGTAGTTGCTACTCTGCGTGCGCGCCGACAGGCAGGGATGGCACAGGGGATTTAATCCCCACCATTTCCCTGCTTATAAGGAATAACAATCAATTGATTAAGTAATAAGGAGACATGCATGTCCACAGACGTGACTGGTCCGAATCTCTCGGACGTCGATCGCGCACTAATGATCGAGGAGTACGGTGGAGCTGTAGAGTCGCAGTTCGCTAAAGACTCCTATATGCGCCAGTATATGAACCTTCGTTCTGTACATGGCACGGATACCATCACCAACAACCGCGTAGGTAAGACCAGCCTTAAGAAGCTCGTCCCCGGCGTTCGTCCGCCTGCTGACCCGACTCCGTTCGGTAAGGTCTCGCTGACTGTAGATACCGTCGTACTCGCTCGCGATACGCGCTCTATGCTCAACGAGTTCCAGATTCACTTTAGTGCTCGCGAAGCACTCGGTAAGGATCACGGCAAGCAGATTGGTAAGTTCTTCGATGAAGCCTTTATTATCATGGGTATCAAGGGTGCGCTTACGGCCGCTCCTGACTTTGGTATGGGCGCTGAGAAGAACTCGATCGGTGCTGGTAAGTCGGTAACACTCGCCCTCGCTGGCGACGAAGCTGACCCTGATCTTCTGGCTCGTGCCATCACGGACGTTCTCGTCCGCATGGAAGAAGAAGAAGCTCCGGTAGAAGAGATGCTGATCTTTGTTCGTCCGACCGAGTACGATACTCTGTTGAACAACAACAAGCTGACCAGCTCTGAGTTCTCGCCGGGTAACGGTGACTACGCAAAGCAGCGCATCACCCTGATCGGCAACACCCGTATCGTCAAGTCGGCCCGTATTCCGCGTGCTGAGAACGACGATCACTTCCTGTCGAATGAGACGAACGGTAATGCTTATAACATCGCTGGTGCCGAGACTAAGGCAATGGCTGTTATTATCCACCCGAACTCGTTCCTCGCTGGTGAGACGATCCCGCTGACTTCGGACGTCTTCTTCTCCAAGGAAGAGAAGACTTGGTACATTGACGCGTGGCTCAGCTTCGGCGTTGCTGTTAACCGTCCCGACCTCTGCGGTGCAGTGTTCGCTGCCTAATACCCAACAGGGAGTATCTGCTAACGCAGGTATTCCCTGTTTTTTTCGTGAGGTAGAGTATGTACACTGAACTAGAACTTGTGAACCACATTCTGAAGACACTCGGTGAGTCTGTAACACCGACACTTGTGACACAGCATCCCGCTGTATTGCAGGCGAGGACAGCCCTTGCGCTGACCAGTAAAGAGTTTCAGGCTTCGGGCTGGTGGTTCAACAAAGAGAAGAACCTCAAGCTACTACCTGACAGTGATGGCCGAGTACGCATCCCAGATGAGACGCTGGAGTTCGCCGTTACTAAGTGCCTGCTCGATGAGCGTATGCCGTCACAGAAGCAGCGCTTTGTTAAGCGCGGTGACTTTGTGTACGATGTGGAGAAGCACACGAACAAGCTTGGTACTGCCATCTGGGCAGATATTACTATCCTGCTCGATGTGTCTGATCTGCCTGCAGCTGCAGGTACGTACCTTAAGCACTTTGCTGCACAGACAGCATTCCTTGATGACGATGGTGACACTGCTGTTTATAGGCTGCTTACCTTCGAGACAGATAAGGCATGGGGCGCACTCAAGCAGGCAGAGCTCAAGGCTGTAGCAGCAAATCAATTCGAGAGTCCACATTCGCTTGCACTCCGTGCTGGTGTGGGTGGTCTGGGTAGTACCGGACGCAATGCAAACTATCTTGGTGGAGGCCAATAATGAAGGCAGATGGAAGCCTAAAGTCACTACTGCAAGGCATCAGCCAGCAGCCTGTTAGAGACAGGCTTCCCGGCCAAGGTACTGAGCAGATCAACATGAGTGCAGACCCTGTAAAGGGCCTGTCTCGTCGTCCCGGCGAGGACCTAGTTAATCAGCTAGGTTCTGCCGCTGCTAAGGGCTGGGGTACTTTCCAGACCCAAGACGGCAAACAGTGGATCATCAAGCTTACTAGCACTGGTCCGCAGGTATTCGATTATAACGGCACGCAAGCAACCGTCAACGGTATGGGTGCCGATACATACTGGAGCACAGATGGGCAGTGGTCACTTGCGACCATTAAGGGTAAGACCTATCTAGCTAACTCTGCAGTGATCGTGAAAGAAGATACTAACCTGTCGCTGTATCCGAATAAGAACACGTTCTCCGCAGGCATCATTCAGATCCTTGGTGGCAACTACGGTAAGACGTATAGCATCAGAGTCAGTGGCAACACGGTGGCTACCTATACCACACCAGATGGCTCATCGGCTGCGCACACTGCACAGATCGCTACAGGCTACATTGCTGCTCAGTTGCACACCGCATTGGCAGCAGCGGGATACGATACCTCACCTTGGGCTACAAGCCGTGTAGCAGATACGCTTCTTATCAAGCATACGAACCCTGCTGTGCAGTTCACGCTAGTCGTATCTGATGACGCAGGTAACATCAATGCTAAGGCTATGACTACGGCAGTGGCTGACATTGCAGACCTTCCTCGGTTTGCTGATGAGAACTACGTTGTACGCGTGGCACAGGAAGTAGATCCGGAGGAAGACCTCTGGCTTAAGTTCGTTCCTGATACTCCCGGTGCAGGCTTCGGTAACTCCGGCGCTTGGTATGAGACGTTGGCACCCGGACTGAGTAAGGGTCTGCAGAACAACACTATGCCTCGTTGCCTTACGTGGGATACGGTTACGCAGCAGTTCACTGTGAGCATTGTAGATTGGGCTGACCGAGAGGTTGGTACTAACTCGACCAATCCACAGCCTAGCTTTGTTGGCTACCCGATTACGGACATGAGTGTATTCCAGTCTAGGCTGATGATCCTCGCAGGACCGAACCTGATTGGCTCGCGCAGTAAGCGATACGAGAACTTCTATGTAGGCAGTGCATCGACGCTTGTGGACAGTGATCCCATCGACCTCACATCGCAGGCTGCATTCGCCAGTACGCTTAAGTATGCTATTCCGCACAACAAGGACTTGGTTATCTTCTCTACGAAGGGACAGTTTATTCTGTTCGGTCGCTCGGCAATCACGCCTAGCAACGCTGCGCTGGTGCTGACTACCTCGTTCGAGGCTGACCTTATGGCTAGGCCGCAGGCGTGTGGTCGTAACGTGTTCTTCGCTACTAAGTATGGACGCTTTGCGGGTATCCGCGAGTTCTACACTGAGGGCGGTACGGATATTAACGACACCAGATCGATCACTCAGCATGTCAATAAGTACATGAAGGGTAGTGCGGTGCACATGTCCGCCACGTCTAACTACGACCACCTGCTGGTGCATACTGGTGAGGACCGTAAGAACGTGTACATCTACCAGTTCATCTGGAACGATCAGGAGAAGATTCAGTCTGCATGGTCCAAGTGGGTATTCACGCATGACATTGTGTATAGCTTCTTTGATGAAGAGCTTATCTACTTCGTGATCGAGGTGGCCGGTGTGCATTACCTTCTGCGCTTGTCCTTGGACACTGTACCAGAGGGCGCGCTTGATTACCACGTTCATTTGTCTGCTCGCTTTGACGTGACTGATGTGAACCGTGCATTCATCCTGCCATTCGACTGGTTGGCGGATACCGAGCTTGCTATCGTGCAGGGTGAGGGTTGCCCGTATCCCGGACTACCTGTCCGCATTCTGGACGTCATCTATGATCCAGACGAGTCGGGTTATGTCGTCACCATGCGTGAGGATATGCTGGGCGGTGACATTGTAGTTGGTATCCGGACACTCTCCGAGTACCAGCCCACGATGCCGCGTGTGAAGGATCAGGACGGCGTAGTCGTTACAGGCGCACGGCTCAAGATCAACCAGTTCCTCGTGTCCCTATCGGAGACTGGAGAGATCAACGGGCAGAAGCTGTCAGAGTGGGGTAATGGTCCAGAGGTTAAGTTCCAAGGATACATCACCAACTCCCCAAGCAGCATGACTGGTGCACCTGCACTGGACGACCATATTTTCCAGATGCCATTCAAGGGCAGGGCAGATGAGGGCAGCATCAAGCTGTACACAGATAGCCACTGGCCTATGACCATTCTCGACGTAGAGTGGGAAGGCACAATCAACAAGCGCGGTAAGCGTATTCCAGTAGGAGACTAATATGGCGTGGAGCGATGGCCTCGGTATGCAAGCCGGTCTAGGCGCGATGAAGGGCATCGGCAGCTACATTGTGCAGAAGCGACAAGCAGAAGCAGATAAGAGCTGGCAGAAGTTCAACAACAAGCTGACCCGCATTCAGGACAGTAGAAACCAGAACAACATCACGACTAATCAGAACATGGCCCTAGAGCGGCAGGTTCGTGAGAAGTACGCAATCAATGTGTCGGAGTATAAGACCAAGGCTTCGGCCGAGGTCGCTTCGGCTGCAGTAGGTGCAGAGGGTAACTCTGTAGACCTCGTGATGAAGGAGATTAGCAGGAACGCAAGCAGGGCTCGCCATGCATCGGACGTTGACATGAACTATGAACTTGTCAGTAACCGTAATGCACGCGAGTCGTCTAGCTTGCAGATGTTCATGCAGATCGATCGTACACAAATCCCTAAGCCCAACTTGGCTGCAAGCCTGCTGGAAATCGGCGGTGAGATGGCTGGTAAGTGGTGGGAGAGTAAAGTTAGATAGGAGTTAGACGATGGCAGACTTAGGCCGTAGAGAAGAGATCAATGATCCGCTCGCACTTAACCCGCGTGAGAAGGGGCCAGATCGGTCCCTCCCTACATACGGGATTAGAAACCCCGGTATAACGGCGGGCAATGCTGCATCCAAGATGGCGATGGGTTCACTGAACGTTATCGACGGTCTGATGGCCTCGGCCAATCGAGTGATGGAGAGTCTGAATGAGGACGCCGTTACCGAGGGCAAGCTCATGAAGATGCAGGGTAGAACCGACGAAGAGATTGCGGCTACCGGTAACAAGTACACTATGCGCGGTGCAGCAGCTATCGAGAGCAATAACAGCGCACAAGGCTGGTTTGCAGGGCAGCTACAGTACATCACCGAGCAGGGTCAGGAGATGGACCCGACTGAGTACCGTGGCTACCTTATGAAGTCTCGTAAGGAAGCACTAGAAGGCATGAAGAGTGCCGACCCTGCAGTCCGTAAAATGTGGGCCGCTGCTTTCGAAGACTACGGTCCTCGGCTGGCAGCAGTACAGACGGAGAAGCACAACGAGTATAACAAGGCTCGCGCTGTGTCTGGCTTCACTGATGGCCTTATGAACGGTGGTATGGTCAACTCTGATGCATCCGTGCCTATCGACGGTGACTTCCGTGTAAATCAAGAGCAGGTGCAGGAGCCTGTAACAGACGCCAATGATAATGATCGTGATATCGTTATCCGGACTATGCTTGGTGAAGCTGGTGGCGAGGGTAATCAGGGCATGGCAGCAGTGGCACACGTCATTGTTAACCGTGCTCGTGACCCTCGTTGGCCCGGTAGACTACAGGACGTAGCTCTGCAGGATAACCAGTTCTCTGCATGGAACAAGGGTGCTGGTGGTAACGACCCGCTTAAGTGGGATAGTAAGTCTCCGGCCTATCAGAGGGCAGGGCAGATTTATGACGCTGTTGTCTCTGGTCATCACGTAGACCCTACAAATGGTGCTGTTAACTACTGGTCTCCCGGTGGTATGAATGCGCTGGTAGCAGAGGGATCACAGACTAACCGCGAGCCTCGCTGGCGTGGTCAAGCGTATGCAGAGAGCGGTGGTGAAATCCGCATTGGTAATCATATCTTCTCTGGTAAGTCTGCGGGTTCGCGGGGTACTGGTGGCGGTGCGGTGTATCGAGATGCAGGACTAGACGCTGCTGGCAGTGCTGTACAAGATGAGAGCTTTTATGCTACGGGTACGATCGACCAGACACTCCGCGTGAATGGTATGCCGACCGATGCAGTAGACCCGAATGCACCCGGCAAGGGGCGCGGTAGTCAGTTGCAGCGCTTCATTATGAATAGCCCTATCGCACCGAAGGACAAGGCTGCAGCTGTAGCTGACGCTATGATCCGTAGCTTCTCATCTGGTGATGACAGCGTGTTTAACGACGCTGGCGGCATGGCTACTCTGGTTGGCCTCGGTGCTACATCGGCCGATATGATGGCTGTACGTAAGGCTCAGGAGCAGTATGCAGAGAAGAAGGATAAGGAGTACGATGGTGCTTTCGAGCGCGCTCGTTCTGACCTTCTGACCAAGGCACAGACCGGCAACTTTGCTAACGATGAGGAAGCATTCGCTGCTGTAGAGGAACTGTACAAGGGCCGTAAGAACCAAGATGGTGATGCTAAGTCACTAGCTCGGCAGGTCATGGAGCAGTATCATAAGGCTGACAAGGATGCAATTATTCCGTTGGCTCTGCGTGATAAGGCTGCATTCCTCAAGGAGCAGGTAGACGGTAAGGTCATTGATCCGCATACGGCAGGTCAACAGCTGATTGATTGGGGTAAGCAGAATGGCGTCAAGGACACGGTAGTCAATACCTTTGTCAGTGATATGTACTCTGCAGAAGAAGCCATGAAGCAGCGGGATAAGACCACTCTCCAGACCGAGCTTAAGAAGCAAGGCGAAGAGAAGCTACTTGCTAACCGTGCATCGGCTGCACTCAAGGATGGCTACGGTCTTAAGGGTATTGGCGGTACTATCCGCATCCCTGATCCGGTTAACCCCGGTAAGACGAAGACTGTGACCGGCGAAGAGTATGGTGTCTACGCTCTACAGAAGTCCACTATGGACGATCTGAACCAGCAGGTACAGGCCGAGAAGATGACGCAAGAAGAGGCCGGTGTTGAGTACATCAAGCGCGTATACGAGAACCTGTCAATGCAGGGCGTGTACGACAAGGACCACGGTCGCGAACTGTCTGCTGCAGTATCCGGTAATCTGATCGATAAGAAGACAGGTGCACCATCAGAGGCTGCTCTGCACGCGCTCGATGAGTACATGCAGATGCGAGATAATCCTAAGATCGGTGAGGACTACTTGTCTGGTATGATCGAGGACGACAAGGCTCGTACACTGCTTACCACTGCATCACTGCTATATGATGGCCGTCAAGACTTTGCGCCTGCTCTGATTCGTGCGAACGAGTTACTGCAGGAAGGCAAGAACATTGACGACATTAAGAAAGCATCGCAGGTAGAGTCCACAGTGGGCACTAAGGTGCGCGAGTCTATTCGCGAACTGACCAACCGTGATACATGGGCAGCTCGTCTGTTCCCTAGCTCGCAGTTCCCCGGTGCACGTATCCAGACACTCATCAAGGACAACACCGACAATATGGTGAATTGGGTATCTGATCGCGCGCGTACTTACCAGCTTCGTAACAGTCTGGAGCCTATGGCTGCGTCTGTGGAGAAAGCTCGTGGAGACATGATGCGGCAGGCTATCATCATGGGTGGTAGTGTTATCATGGGTGATGACAATAAGAACGAGCGTCTGGACCAGATCATGGGTCTGGCTGACTTCGGTAGGGACACGCCTGATAAGGCTCTGCGTGATCTACTCACTGCAGGCACTGGCATGAACCATTGGGGTGAGCTGTGGAGGAAGCAGAATATCGGCTATGAAGGCAGTGGGGAACTCCTCACACCTAAGCAGCCGCGTCTGAATGTAGTCTTCAACAAAGACCTCGGTATGCTAGAGATTAACCTGTATAAGGATGGCAGCACCAATGAGTTTGTAGGGGAACCTCTACACGTTGACGCTAAGCTCCTTGGTCAGCGCTATCTGCAGAACCGTAAGAAGAATGGTATCAACCCGTTCACCTCTGCGGCTCGTAAGGTAACGGATGACATTGCAGACAGAGTACAGGATCGTAATGCAGGGCTCGCAGGTAACACTATGGGCGGCATGTTCAAGCCTAAGAACTAATGAGGGTGGCCTAGTGCCACTCTCTCTTTATAGGAGATGAGAATGGCACAAGCTACAGAAGCTACTTTGCAGGACGAGCGTCTACTCAGTGAAGCACCGAGAGACATATCGCAGACTACCGTAGACGGCCTGATTGATCCAGTTGTCAAGATGCCTGTCTATAAGCCCTCCTTCCAGAATGGTATCCGTATTCAGACCGGCGATAAGCAGGTTGCAGAGGCCACGGAAGAGAAGGCACTTAACCCTATGACGCCGACAGTAGGTGACACCTTCGAGCGCTCTTGGCGTTCAGGTGGTAACATCGGCTATCAGGTATATAAGCACATGGACCGTGCTATCGCTAATGGGCCTATCGATCCAGAGTGGCGCGGTGGTAGAGGCGAAGAGTGGGTAAAGAAGAACAAGATTCACCCTGATCAACAGTGGCGCTATACCAGTGCACGTAATCAGGAAGAAGCTCAGAGTATGCTCTGGGATGCACAAGCACAAGCAGAAGATCAGCGCATCCTTGCACTCAAGCACGGCGTAAGCAATACGGTTGCTGAGTTCCTGCCGGGACTGATCGACGTGGATACACCGCTTGCCCTGTTTACTGGTGGCGTAGGTGAGAAGGCACTAGCTGGTATCGCTAAGTCGCGTGCAGGCCGTATTGTTGCTGGCTCTGTAGGTGGCTTGGCTAGTGGTACAGCACTAGGTGCCGTAGACTATGCAGTGGACCCTAACTCCGATTGGACGGTCATCCCGACGATTGGGCTTATGTCGATGGGGTTTGGTGCCGCTGCCGGTAGTATCGGGCATGGCGGGGCGCACGCTGGCGAAACGGCAAGGAAGGCAACGCTAAACGAGTTCGGGGAAACGCTCGCTGACGGAGCGCCACGGTCGAAAGAGAACATGTTCAAAGACGCCTTCGAACATACGGACCCCTACATGTCAGAAGCGGCGGATAGAGATATCGCTGAGTTCAACGAGCTTGTAAAGGGCGCTAATGCTGACCTCGGTGACTTCGACCAGATGATGGTCGCTGCTAACGGAGACATTAACAAGTTCAAGCAGGCAATGGCTGCAGCTGAGCAAGCACATGCAGCTAAGAAGACTGAGGGTACGGCTGCTCCTAAGAGCACTACTCGTGCACCAGAGGCTATTGATCCGAGTGAGATCGACATTGATGGCAAGGTAGACGTAGAGCTTCCTGATGGTGCTATGCAGCTTGATCCTGATAAGGGTAAGGGCTCGATCGGTGCTCGACAGTTGAACACACAGGGTCCGGGCGTTGCTTCCATTAGGAGCGCCAAGATACAAGACACTATCAACAATGCTCGCTCGTGGGCTAGGCAGAGCGGTATCAGCACGCAGTGGCTGGACGGCTGGTCTAATCTGCAGGGTAAGTGGGGTGCAGTTGGTGCGCAAGCAGAGCGCTTCCATAACGCCTACTCGCACAGCCCGCTAGCTACGGACTTTGCACAGCTCATGAACTCTGGTTCGGCTGTAGCACAGAAGCTGGCGTACGATGTGTACGAGAATGCAGCAGGCATCGTGCGTAACGGTAGGTCTGCAGCCCGTATCATGGAGCACTATCATAAGGAGCTTATGTCTAAGTTCGCTCCGTTCCACGATGCTTATTCCGAGTGGGCTCAGGCACAAGGTGCTGGCTTCTGGGAGCGTAATTGGGATGCTGGTATTCGTGAGCGCTTTAACCGTGAAGTCATGTCGGAGCTGATGGCTCGGCGGTATGATGGTACGGCTCACACGCCTCGCACAGATGCAGTCGGTAAGGCTGCTAACAGTGTCGATAATACGTATGCTCACGAGCTTAAAGTGGTGCAGGGTCGTCCCGGCGAGTCTGCTGTCTTTGGTACGGAGACGATTGTCCCGACCAAGGGGTATGTGCAGCAGAAGTGGCTAGGCCGGAATATCCGAAGCCTTATCGATAGTGGGCGCTTTACGCGCGACCATATCAAGGGCGCTATCTCGGAGAACTACAGGCAACTGTATCCGAACATGGCCCGCAAGGACGCTGATATCTACGCAGACGCAGTAGTTGGCCGAGCAGAGAAATATGACACAGGCATCAATACGAACCTCATCGGGGTTCTGCAGGGTGATGGTCGTACAGAGTTGGCAGACGTACTCAGACGTCAGGGCATGAATGAGCATGAGATTGACAGGTTCATTGAGCGCCTTACAGGTATTGTAGCAGAGCGTGGTAAGGCGGGGCACTTTAAGCATCGTCTGGATATCGACGCTAGGTACACGTCTACACAGGGCGTGCAGTTGATGGACCTGATCGATACGGACTTTGCAACCATGATGCCTTCGCGTATGCGTAGGTCTGCTGGACAGAGCGCACTTGCTCGTAAGGGTATCAGGAGTAAGCAGGACTGGAACGATATCACAGCGGCCATTCTGGAAGAGCAGGCTGCTAATGGGCAATCGCAGATGCTTGGGCAAACCTTGCGTGAGCGAGTATCCGATGCAGTGAATGCAGATAAGCACGTCTCAGACAAGTTCCTTGATGAGATATATACGTACTTTAGTGGTGCACCAGTAGCTGGCGGTATCTCGCCTCTGTATTCGCGTATGAAGAAGATCACTAACCTCGCGCTGCTCAATCAGCTCGGTGTTACACAGATCGCAGAGCTTGGTATCAACATCGCGTCTGTAGGCGTGGACTCATGGTTTAAGCACGCTGGCGAAGCTTTCCAAGGTCTCGTTAAGGGTGCGGAGAGTCCGCTGGCTCAGGAGCTTAAGCATCTAGACATTATGGTGCCGGAAGAGCGTCTGTTCCGTGACGACCTTACTCATGAGTTCGAGAAGGTCACTACACAGAATGAGTACAAGCGTAACTTCGATCGCCTGCTCAACAAGGGTCAAAGATTGCAGGGATACACGTCTGGTTTCTACTGGATGCGTAATTTCCAGCAGAGGATTGCTGTCACCTCGGCAGCAGATCGACTGGCTAAGCACTTCCGCGATGGCGGTAAGATCAGCCCTGAGCGCCTGTACGACATGGGCTTTACGGATGCTGGAGACATCTCCCGTATTCATGACTATGTGCAGAACGGTATTGTAGACTTCGACGCTAACGGTAACTTAGTTCGTCTGAACCTCGACCAGTGGATGCCGCAGGATGCAGACGTGTTCACGTACTCGCTTAATGCTCAGGTCAACACACTTGTGCAGAAGGCGATGGCTGGTGAGTCCTCGACCATGTTCCACCGTGACGGTGTAGCTAGCATGTTCTTCCACTTGAAGAGCTTCCCTATGCTAGCACTGGAGAAGCAGGTTCTGCGACAGACTAGGTTCATGGACCAAGAGCTGGCAATGCAGTTCATGTACGGTCTTGGTACGGCTGCTACCGCATACACTGTGCGGCAGGCAATCAACGGTAGGACTGACAAGCTCGATCCTGTGGACATTGCTAAGGGTGCCTTCGGGTACAGCAACTTGACGGGCTGGATACCTATGTGGACGGACCCGCTTGCGGGTATGCTCGGCATGGATAGCCTTAAGGTTGGCGGCTACGCTGGTATGGGTCTTGACGTGCTGTCGCAACCGGCTGTGTTGCCCACGCTCGACAGGATGGCACAGCTTCCCGGCGCTGCAATCGATCTGGCTACGTTCTCCCCGGATAGTGGCACAGTGAACGCGCTGACTGCTACGCCTATCATCGGTAATGCCTACGGCTTCAATCTCATGTTCAATACTCTTCGGAACTATCTCAAGGAGTCCAAGGCAGCAGAGAAGAAGGCAGAGGCTGCAACGGCTCGTGAAGAGAAGGCTGCAGAAGAGAAAGCCGCTAAGGACAAGGCTAAGAAGGAGAAGCAACAGGCTAAGCACAAAGAGGACGATGTTGTCCAGCAAGCACTGAAAGCAGCAGGAGACCCCGGAGACGTCGGCGGTATCTTCGGCTTGCTCAATTAATAGATCGGGCTTCGGCCCGGTCTTCCCTGCCTATAAGGATAAACAAAGGAGTGAAACATGGCATATTCTCGTGTAGTAATTCCGGGTGATGGTACGACTACGCAGATCACAGCCTCTTTCGCCCTCGGTGTAATCAGCCAGTCTGATGTCAAGGTGAATGTGACAGGCGAGAACGATGGCGCTGGTAATATTATCTACCGTGATTATACCCTTATTACTCCGACTCTATACGATGTGCAGGGTACACCTGCGCCCGTAGGCGAGTTCTACGTTGTAGAGCGACGGGTAAGTAAGGAAGAGTTGGTAGTCGATTGGGAGAGCCAAGAGCCTATCACTGAGGAAAACCTCAACATTATGCAGAAGCAAGCAATCATGATCTCTCATGAGGCGCTTGACAACACTGTGTCTTCTCTGGTTATGGAGGACGGGTCTGAAGGCGCGACTATCGCACGCGGTACTGCTGGTACGCTCCCTATGTGGAGCGCGGGTGGTCAGCTAATCGAGGGTCCGACTGCAGATGAGGTGGAGAACGCTCAAGCATACGCTGGCGCTGCTTCTGCACAAGCTACTGCTGCCGCATTGGCTGCAAGTGCTGCTGCCGCTTCCGCTGCTAACGCTGCGGCTGCACTCGGCACTAAGGTCGATAAGGCTGGCGACGCTATGACCGGCGATCTTAATATGACTGGTCACGCGATCATCAACATTGGTGATGGTGTAGCAGACTTTATAACGGGTCTGACTACTGTTCGAGCAAGCACTACGACTATTACGGTCGGTACAGGCTCGATCAAGGGTAATGGTCGGTTCGTTAAGAACTTGGCCTCTATGACCAAATCGCTAAACGTTGCTTGGGCTGCGGGCGGTAGTGCAGGTGCTCTGGATACAGGCACGTTTGCTGCTAGCTCTACGTACTTCTTGCACGCACTGCGAAAGATCAGTGATGGGTCATTTGATTGGCTTAGCTCGCTATCGCCGACTTCGCCTACAGTACCGACTGGTTATGAGCATGTAGGTCGGATATGGCTCGTTACGGTCAACGCATCGAGTCAGATCATCGACTATATTCAGTATGGCAACACTTGCCGACTAGCTGCTGCTGTCCAAGAAAGCTCTATAACCAGTCAGATCGCAAAGACGCTTGTCACTGTATCTGCTGCTCCTAACGGACTGTCAGTAGACATGCTGTTTGATCTAGTGGTAGTGGCTGCGGCGACTATTAACTCAAACTCTGATTGCAAGCTGTACGATGGCCACACGCCTGCAGGTTCCACGGCATATTCAATGCACGGTACTTCCTCGTCGGCTACAGCAGCTAACAGTGTGAGCACTGCGAATACCGGTACAGTTCGAACTAACGCGACTCGGCAGATATACCAGATCGTTACGTATACCGTATCAAGCGGCAATACGATCCTGTCGTCTATGGGTTGGACCGACTGGCAGCTACCTCGGAGGGGCGTGTAATATGTATGTTGTAAGAGACGAGAGTGGCAAGATTGTGTCTGCATTTGCAGCTGCGCAGCCATTCGCTACCGAGTATGTATACAGGTACTCTCCAGAGCTGGTTGCATTTCTTGAGCCAGTACCGACATTCCTCGCCCTGACACCGGTGCAGTTCAAGCTCGGTATGCTATATTTGAACCTAGTTCCTGCACAGATCGATGGCGCTATATCGGCGCTGTCAGAACCAGACAGAACCATTGCTCAGATTTACTGGACGAGTACAGCGCTGTTTAAGCGGGATGATCCCATCCTGATAGCAATCGCCAGTACGTTCGGTTTGACGAGCATACAAATTGATGAGGCATGGAAGTATGCCGAGACACTTGTTTAGGAGACAGATAATGCGAGACTACCTTGATACTCTGTTTGCATACGCATTCAGTATCTGGGCGATCTTCTACTCGTCTGTCATGGCTTACTCGCATGACCTTGTGACCTTTGGTGGTCTGGTAGTACTTGCCTGTCGTCTCTACGTAGACGGCGGTCGGGCGCTAGAGAAGTGGAGGCGCAAATGAGTAAGAATGCAGCGGATGAGAGCGTACTTGGTACACTTCATAGCAAGGTAGCAGCAGTAATGGTGGGTATTCTCACCAACACTACGAAGGCTATCGAGGCTTATGAGGAAGCCACGGTAGACGCTAGTGCAGAAGAGATTGCTGCCCTACCAGTACCGGAACTATCACCGGCAATGCTGTCAGCGATGACTAAGTTTCTATCCGACAATAAGATCACGTGTAACGTGGCTGAGGACAAGAACCTATCCGACCTCCAGAAGCATCTCAATGAGAAGCGACGGAAGAAGACTGTAGGTAATGTCGTCCCGCTTATGCCGGATGAGGACTGATTTTATAGACTAGGCTGCTGCGTGTAGCCTAGTAATAAACTCAGCTAGGAAGGAGTTTACTATGAGTACTGAAAGAGAAAATGCAGAGCAGGTAGCCAAGCGTTGGCACGATCTGGAGCTGCTACAGGATTACTACGCAGAGTTTAGTACCTTCCTGCAAGAAGTTATTGAAGACTTTATGGGCTTCGTATGTACGGAGATCCAGCAGGATATCGGCGAGTGGGTGGCTTATGGTCCGCAGTACCGAATGGTGCAGGCTCAGCGTGGCCAAGCAAAGACCACTATTACAGCTGCCTATGCAGTGTGGCGGTGTATTCATAATCCATCTACCAGAGTGCTGATTATCTCGGCCGGTAGTGATATGGCTACAGAAATCGCCAACTGGATCATCCAGATTATTAACGGTATGCCTGAGCTAGAATGTTTGAGGCCAGATAGATCAGCGGGCGACCGTGAGTCTGTATCGGCATTCGACATTCACTACTCCCTTAAGGGGCCTGAGAAGTCACCAAGCGTTGCTTGCGTGGGTATCACGTCCAACTTGCAGGGTAAGCGCGCAGACGTACTTATTGCCGACGACATTGAGAGCGCTAAGAACTCTCAGACGCAGACACAGCAGGCAAGGCTCAAGCACCTTACGCTCGACTTTACCTCTATCTGCTCGAACGGTGATATCATCTGGCTAGGTACGCCACAGAATATTGACAGCATTTATAACGGTCTTCCGGGACGTGGTACGCAAATCCGCATTTGGCCGGGTAGGTATCCCACGCTTAAGGAAGAGGCCGATTACGAGGGCTTCCTAGCGCCTATGGTAGCCGACAGGGTACGTGCCGATCCTTCTCTAAGGACTGGTGGCGGCCCTGCCGGGGACCGGGGTAAGCCGCTCGATCCAGTATTGCTGGACGATGTAGCCCTCACTAAGAAAGAGATTGACCAAGGTGCGTCATACTTCCAGCTACAGCACATGCTTAGCACGAAGCTGGCGGACGCAGATCGCTATCCTCTCAAGACCAGTCAGATTAGGTTCTGTGGTTTCGAAGGTGAGCGGATGCTTGCCCCTATGTCGTTGTCGTTTGTACGCACGAATGACAATGAGATTAAGATGCCCGAAGGCTTCCCCATCAAGGACAAGTTCTATCGTGTGCAGGCAGCAGAGGACTTCGGTGCTCTACAAGGCCCGTACATGTATGTGGACCCCGGCGGTGGTGGTCAGAACGGTGACGAGACGGCATATGCCATTACTGCATTCTGCGGTGGTCGTGTATACGCGCTTGCATCAGGTGGCGTTAAGGGCGGCTTGGACCCTGCAGTGTTTACACCGCTTACAGCGGTCGCAATAAAATGGAAGGTAAGAATGGTGCACATAGAGCAGAACTTCGGTAACGGAGCGCTGAGACAAGTGTGGCAACCTATCCTCCAGAAAGCGGCCTTGGAAGCTGGTCTGCAGATTGGCATGGAAGATGTATGGGAAAGCGGGCAGAAAGAGCTACGCATCATCGACATTCTAGAGCCACTGCTTGGTGCAGGTAAGCTTGTTATGTCCGAGGACTTGATCCTGCAGGACTGGAATAGTATCCAGAAGTATCCTACGGAGCTTCGTGGAACGTATAGTCTGTTTTGGCAGTTAGCACGCATCACCCGCGAGAAGAAAGCCCTCATCCATGAGGATAAGCTCGACGCTCTGGCTGGTGCAGTCCGTATGTGGATTGATGCTGTTAGTCAGGACGATGCTAAGTTGGTCGCCGCTGCAAAGAAGGCTGCTTACGATGCTATGATGAAGAATCCGCTTGGTGACGGTAGAAGTCTCTACAAGGTCCAGCAAGCACCACAGGTCAACAAGTTTGGCCTGCCATCTCTAGGAAGGATGTTAAGACGATGACAGAACAGAAAGAACAGAGACAGCGCCCCGCGTGGGCTGATCTGGTCGAGAACGTAACTGCCAATCCGGCACAGATTGTATGGCCTACGGATATCTGGGGCATCACCTCTGAACTCCGTACTGCGCTTATGCGTGCTGCTGGTTCAGTGCAGGGTGTACCGGAGAAGCATGAGCTCTTCGTAGCTACGATGATGGTAGGACTGGCGCATATTAAGGCCCGTCGTGACCGCGATGTAGGGAACCGTGAGAAGCGTGTAGCAGAGATTAAGCAGGCTGCAGTAGCCCGTAGACCTCTGGAGCGCTTCGCCACATACAACACCAAGAAGGAGGCATAATGGCCCGCCCTAAGTACCCTAAGCCACTTAATCAGGCATATAATGGCGAGCTGTCAAAGGTTCGGTATTGCCTCGATCGTGCATACGACTTGTTCAATAACAGCCCTGCTTTCAAGCCGGACTTTGTTGCAACGCTCAAGACATTCGCTACGGCAACTGCTATCAACCTGAACCAGTACACGTCTACACAGGCGCTCGTCACTAACGGTCAGAAGATTGCAGGTGTCACTGGTTCCGGTACGTTTGCTAACATTGCAATCGATCCTGTGACCAAGGTTGTTACCGTAACCCTGACGGCCAGCTAATCATGGCGGGGATTGTCGAGCATAGACTAGGCAGTCTCCGGTATGGTATGGATGCTAGATCGCTATTCCGTACTGCCGGAGACACTCCGCATTTCGTTGTGTCCGAAGGTGGTCAGATTGTAGAGCCACCGTTCGTACCTTATAAACGCCAGTTGATTACAGCATGGTCCGGGATGCAGAACTCTGCACCTATAGGAATGCAGTCCGGTGGAGCGTATACCCTTAACCAAGGGCGTACTCGCGGACAGATTGGCAATGCAAATTGCCGTGATATCGCATTCCATGACATGCAAGCCTATATGACTCCGGGTAGTGGTCTCATCGTAGATGGGCCGCCTAATGGAGCTACTATCCGCCGAGCAATTGAGGTGGGTACGACCACTACACTTGGTCTGTATGGTGGCAGCAGTGCCGGTGTACTTATGTCACCCGGTGGACGGGCTGTATCCGACATCCTTAACATGACGCTGGCAGCAGAATCGCAGCCATACTTCCGGTTTACGCGCGCAGTACCTACACCAGCTAGTGACACCCTCAGCGGCTTCAATATGAATGCTCCGGGATCACAGGGCTTCCGCACTATTGGCGGTAGTCAGCTCGGTGGTAACGGTACTATGAACAACTCCGGTTCCGGCTCTGGACCTGCTCTGTGGCCTTGGATGGTCTCGGGTATTCCGGACGTGATGATGTCTGCTTTCCGAGTAATCGGGGACAGTATTGCACAGTACTTGAACGACACTAACACCAGCACTACTGGCGGCTACATTAAGCGTGGTATGGCTTCCGTGGGCGGTCATCCGGCTGTATGGCAGTATGTGGTCATCGATGGTAACAGACAGGCGCAGATGATACCTAGTGTGTCACCGCAGGCTCTACTCGATCTTGAGTACATGAGCCATGTTATCATGGAATGTATCACCAATGACATTGCAGCGGGTACAGATTTCGCTACTATCCAGCAGCGGTTTATCTCGTTTGCTACGCAGGTGAAGACTACGCTTGGTCCGTACGACCTGCCGGTTATGATGATTGCAATGTGCTGCCTGAATCGCTCGGGCTTCACTGGCGCAATGAACACGATCAAGAACCAGTACAATGACTGGATACTTGCTGGTGCTATCTGGAACGGTCGTCGGTATTGTGACTATGCAATTGACATGCGTCCCTATCAGGGCGATCCGGCACTGTATTCTGATGGTACACATCCGCGTACTGCTGACCATATCGCAATGTCTATCCCGTTCGCAGAGGCTCTAGTGCCCTGTATGAACCCGAGATGGCGTCCGATTGGGTACGATAACTTCATTACTGTGCCTCTATGAGGTAAAAGGAGACAAATATGAGTACTCATGGCTCTTGGCCTGACCCAGTACTGCGTACTGAGCTCGTAGACAACGTAAAAGACTCTGAACGGCGCATATTCGGCCGAAATCAGGTGTCTCTCGGGACCGTTCCACAGCGCAATCACAAAGTGCTAAAGGTAACGTGACCTAAATGGCCCGCGCCGAGGCAAGGACGGGGCTAGATCGAGCGATCTGGTCCTATCCGGCGCAATCATGCATCCACAAGGTCAAAGCTCGTCCTTGGCGATCCTCGCAAATATGAGCAAATCATTAGATTAGGAGAAATTCTATGCCGGTTTTCAAGCTTGGTTTCAACAAGGTAACTCGTCGTGTAGTCCTGCCGAACCTCAAGGCTGCTGCAGTAGTCGATCTGCCCGCAGGCGCGCATGTACGTAACGTATATACGAAGAACGACACCACGACTGCATCTAACCTCACTGCAGGTAACGTCGCAGCAGGCGCTCAGTACGTTGCTTCGGCAGCCGTTGGTGTAGCCGATGGTACGGGTCCGCAGGTTACGGTTCACACTGTGATCAATCCGGGCATCAGCAAGGTCGCTAGCTCGTTCCACGTTACCCTGTCCGCATACCCGATCAAGAACCCGACTGCACCGGCTGCTCAGCAGAAGGGCGGCATCTCGGTCGTTATCGAGTATACTGAGTTGCTGGATGGTCTCCCCGAGGCTCTTCGCAATAAGGTCCGCGCATACTAAGATAAGCTTAGTTTGCAGTTAGTTATTCCAGTCTGCTTCCCAGTGTTTGCACCAGTTGTAAGCATTGGGAGGTCAGATTTATAAAGTGACAAAATTTTGTGTGGGCATGTCTAATACCAACCGCGCGCAGATTTCCCCCATAGGCCCGGCTTACGCGCGTTCCTTCTAGTTTGTCCGGCTTTTGACCGGCTATGGATTGCTAGGCCAGCCCGATGATAGCAGGCTAGGCCGGTAGTGTGCCCTATGCCTTAGCGAGTACGCTTATGATACTCGGCTAGTGCGATACAGGCTGCTACGCTTGCGCTGAATATGAGCCCGCCAATGATTGGACCTGCTAGCGTGTTAAGTCCGATGGCATAGATTGCGCCATATGCTACGATCTTTAGACCGTTAGTCCGCGTCCGCATCTGTTTAATCTCCTTTCAACTCACTTAGTCCGATTAGCCTTAAACTGATTTGATCCGGTATGCAAGGCACTATCTGCAACAATCTATTCCCTGCCTATAAGGAATAACAATTGGATATCAGTTGTCCATCAGAGATGGCTAGTCATAGATACTACTAGTATATAGATAATGATATCCAATCATGTAAAGACTAGGACCGGATACTATCCAAGTATATAACCAAGTTAAATACCAAGATACTAACCGAATGCATACTAGATACATACTGATACATATCATGTTACACATAGATATACATAACAGTCATATCATAGCGCACTCTATCCGCTCCTGTATCATCTGACATGTATCATAGGCATTGCTGCTAGGGACTATCAGGAGCATATGATGGCTATGGTATCAGTACATACTACTAGTTGTATTATTGGATGTATACACTCCAGACACTCATTTAATATCACTGATAGTGGCATATATATCATAGCTATCTATTTGATTTCCTTATATAATCTCTGCGAATCAGTTGCTCATAACTAGGTCATTTAGACCCTTATTTATAGGAGCTGTGAGGACTACCCTAGCTATTCGGTATCAATGAAATCAATCACTTATCATTTTGTTGAAATAGCTGCTTTACATACCGGATCATAGGTTTATAACTCTCAATCACAGCAGACAGACGGCCTTGGGCCACTCACTGCTCCGGGGCTTAGCATCCTCACTATAAGCCGCTAGCCCGCCGGGGAGTTAGACCATGAACCGGACACGCTAATCGAGTTAGCACACTGCAGTAGCAAGCGGGTAGCCGAAGTTGCTGCAGGACTACAGGTAAAGCACTGCCTCAATGTGCAGACTACCTTAGCATGAGGCTAGGGAATGGATTGTACTAAAGCGGCGAAACATTGGGTGTATCTAGTCCAATTGCCAGCCATAGGGCCATAATTCTATGGCAATAGTGCAGTGCATGTGAGTAGCAAGGCGGCAATGCTGAATGCCGGATATGATAGTAAACGCTGGTAACTCTTTGCCTACACATGTGGACGGAACCCACATACTAAGCTTAAGTGCTTGATGGTGTAGCAGGTCGCAAGGTCTAGAGAAAACGGCCAATATCCTACTAGCCTGTAAGGCGTAACGGATACTATGCTGCACATATCGCAAATGTGAGTGTTAACGCTGGATAGCGTGAGCATTGTGCAGCAACACATGTCTACGTCACAGTGCCTTACAAGCCTAAGTGACTGGATAGCGTGCTAAACAGGGAGTGTATGCCCTGCTCTTGTACGCTACGACGCAATTGATCTGCTTATGATCGGGCGTAGACGGTGACACTGTACTTTGAAGCGTCGCGGTAGACGCTATGCGAGCAACGGAACAATCACACTTCATTGTCTTGATTGATCTGCGCATAGAATAGCCGTATCGGGAATAAGCACAGTGTCGCCTATGGTGTGTCATGTTAGATGTACGCTTGCTAGCTTGCAAGCTTGTGCATAATTGTGCGGTTACTGCCGGTCACACTGCTATATCCCGTTTCCTTTTGGTCAAGAATAGTCTGCAGCTACTGGTCAAACGCGATTTGAGCAACGTATTCTGGATAACAGGCAACGTTATACACAAGGCAAGCGTACTTCTAACATGATATCTCCTAATTACTGCGTGACTAAACATGGAGAGTAGCATGAACATGCAACTGATAGTGCTTAGGAATGTCGCCTTGTATATGGGCCGTGTAGCAGTGTCGTCTGCTATCGGCTACATAGCTGTTAAGCAAGGCGAAAAGGCAGTCACGGCGCTTACGAACGAAATCCGCATGTATCGCGAGTTTCGTAAGGAGCGCACTAAGGCGAAAAGGCCAACGCGATGATATACCTGATTATGTTGCCTGTTATGGCATACGCTGCACTGCATTTCCGGGCGCAAGTCCGGGAATACATGTTCAAGCGGCGCATGTATGCGTACAACAAGCGCATGTATGCCTATCGTCTCGGCGTGAAGGCGCTGGAACGTAGCGCCAATGCGTAAGGAGCAGTGGTTACACGTCACTTGCGCTGTATGTGTGGTGGCAACGGCCATATTCGGTATTGCGGGTGGTATACTCGCCTATATCGGTATGATGTGGCTCGAAGAGCACAGACACAAGTAAGAGCACTCTATACCCATGTTTCATCGTGGGTATATGGAGCACTTACGCTCTCAACAGTGGAGAACCATTATGGTACAGGTATCAGGCAAGGTGGCTAAGGTCGTGTCCAAGGATACGGCGGGCACTGCAGTACCGTCTGTCAAGATCTTCCTTAAGATCAAGGAGATTAACGACAAGATCGAAGAGCTGCGCGTGAAGGGTCGCGATCTGCAGCATGACACACATGTTCTGGCGTGCTCTGTGCTTGCACACACTGCCAAGCACGGCAATATCAACGTCCTGCTCAACTTCCTTGACGCTGTGCCGGACATGGTGCGTGCCAATGCACTGCAGACGTGGTTCGAGAGCTTCGGACAGTTGACATACGGCGCGATCAAGGAAGGTGACGATCCCATGTGGCGTATCGACCGTTCCAAGAAGGTCAAGCTTGGCGACGCAATGGTCAAGCCGTTCTGGAAGTTCAAGGCGCACGAAGGTTCGCCATACATTCCGCTCGACATGGCGAAATGGTGTGAGACGCAGATCAAGGCGCTGGAACGCGATGCTGCGAAGACTGGTCACTCTCATGACCACCTTATCATGTTCCTCAAGACGTATAACCCGATTGCCGAAGTCGGCGAGCCCACGCAGACCGGTAACGGTATCACTGCGCACAAGGCGCAACAGCCGCAGCACAATGCGGCCGAAAATACCTCGCAACACTAACACACTCGACAACCGGATAGGGGCGCAAGCCCCTACCCTACCCATGCTAATAGGAGTGTAGTGACATGTTCTCTATGATGGCTGGTCTCATCCTTGCGGGCTTTGCGCTTACGACGACATTCTTTCTTGTCATGCATCGTACTGGCGCACTACGTAAGTTTCTCGGTTATGCCGGGCTTATAGACATTATGTTTACTATTCTCATATTCGCATTGTTTGCGCACACGTTCAGTGGCGTTATTGCGGGTACATTCGCCGGATTGTTCCTTGCCCTCGGGCTTACGCTTATGCGTAACGCTATTGGGTATGAGCGGTTACATGCGCAGCGTGTAGCGTGGTACAAGGGGTTTGTACGGCTTGAATGGGTTATTCACTATCCAAAATGGAGACAACAGTATGACACAACAGCTTCGCGGCCAAGCCGAACTCAAGCAGCGTATACTGCTATCGCTCGCTTCTACGGCGGCTGATAATACGTATCAGACACTGACAGGAGAAGTAAACCCTGCCAGTTTGGGCGCGTCTATCCTGCAGGGATACGATGCGAACATGCTTGCCGACTTCTATCGGTTCATCAACTCGTTCACTGTCAACAGCGACATTATGCTTGTTGAATGGCAGCGCCTTGCACTCAAGGGCGAGAAGATCAACGCTATCAAGGCTTATCGCGACATTGGCGGTAAGTATGAAGGCCCGTACGGTATGACGTGGGCTATTGGTCTCAAAGAGGCTAAGGACGCTGTAGAAGCGTGGCTGTATAACAACGGACTGTAATAACAGCAACACAGTGGGTACATGAGTTACCCGAAGCAAGGACACGAACATGGCAAACGCAGCACTGGAACTGATATCGCTTGAAGACCTGCTTGCAGAGATTGCAAAGCGGGCTGGTGGAGTACCGAAGGCCGCTAAGCGCGCCGAGCAGAGCTTTAATTACAGCCACACGACCTATATTGATGCGCTGCTCAAGCGCGGCTTCGTGTCTCTCAGTAGCGGCATGTATAGCTCGGTTCTACATCATCCGGATCATCCTGACCGCGTTGTCAAGGTAGGTAAGGGCGCGGATGAGTGGCACCGCTACGCTGCGTGGGCCATGACTATTGACAGCCCACATGCTGTTAAGGTGTACAGCCTTAAAGAACACAAGTCGTTCTTTGTGTGTGTCATGGAGCGGCTGGAAAACATTGGTATGTACAGCGGCGATACTACCGAGCTTGTTGACCATGTTCGTGGTTATATGGTGCGTAATAGCATGGTAACGCTGCGCGCCACGCCTACCGCTCTTTCTGAGGTAGGTACTCACGCAGTAAGTGCGTATGTTCTTGACAAGCATCCACAAGGGCGCTCTCTGTACGCCTTCCTCAAGCTGTTGCGCAAGAATAGCGTGCTTGACGACCTGCACGGCGGCAATTGGGGAACTCGTGCCGACGGGACTATTGTAGTGTTTGATCCGACGACCTATGTAGGTGATCGAGTAAACACGAGAGTTACACAGCTTTACGGTACGGCTAAGCTGCGTATTAAAGACAAAACAAGCCGTACAAGCGCTGTCAAGTTGGCTGCGTAATCAGTATTGCCAAATGGAGTAACGGCAATGAAACCCGATGATCAATCCGAACTACTCACGACGTTCTATAATCAGTATTCATTGTGGATACTGAACGGAGCGCCTGAGAGCATAACGGTCCCATTCTCACGTAAGCAGGGGCTATGTGATAACCTGTACTTCTTCATTCGTGAACAGGAGTTGCACAGAAGGGACTTTAGTGTAAGTCCGGAGATGACGCGGCAGTTTGAGCTTGCCGGTCTCAACTACAATCTACCCTTTAATAAGTCCCTTGACGATCTATTCGCCGAAGGCAAGAGGGCGGAATGTCATCTGAATAGGCAGAGGACGCAGTGGGCGCTGCAACACTCTACGCTTATTCATCACTAAAGTATCAGCGTACTATAGCTGACCGGATAGCCACATGCTGCACCTAGGTATTGCCTGCAGCCGCTGTGGCTATCTCTGTGAACTATAGGCGTTCAAGTATAGCGGTATCCAATGTGATGCTTGCAAGCGAGGTGGTGGACGGTCTTTTCCGCACGGTTCGACTCCGTTACCGCTATACTTGAACTATAGTCAGCAATGCCAATCATAGGAGCATATCATGGCAATGCAACCTCGGAACTACTTCCTCAATCACTACGGTAACAAGCGCGGTACTACCGTGATGCATCGTATGCGTACTTGGTACAACAGCCAAGCACGGCTGGCGCAGCGTGAGGGGCGCACTGCAGACGGCAATCACTTTCAATCTATGGCAGATCGCATGACTGCCAATATCAACGGGGTATAACAGACTATGACGACACGCATCAATAAGGAAACGCATGTGCAGCGTATGGCAGCGCGTAGGGTCGAGCAGCTTGACCGGGAGCCGGGGTTCGATGCTCTCATGCCTGCCAGCGGCGAGGCAAAGCGCTATAGCCACCTCAATCGGGCTAACAGACGCAAGCTTGAGAGCAGTGGGTTCCGCAAGGCTATGAAGGCCAAGATTGCAGAAGCAGCTAAGGCTGTGGAAGCTATGGAAGCGGCTGCATAATGGCGTTCGGTAGGTGGACAGCCTATAACGAACGCAGCGCATGGCGTAGGCTGTGCGATTGGTGGCACAAATGCTGACCATGCGCGAAGCTAAGCAGCGGCTAGCAGTACATCACATGCAGCTTAGCCGCGTGGGTAATTCCGAGCAGTTCAGGGTTAGCTATCCCGAAGACAGTTACCGCGTGTCTGAAAAGAATTCGTACTACACGGATTGCTTGTTAGACGCGGCTATAACAGGCGCTGACATGCGCAAACAAAGAGGGCTTAAACGTGCTTAAGAAACTGCATTTCTACTTGGTATCTGCGGCTATGTCGCTGGTGCGCAACACTCACGACGATCTTGTGGCCTTTGCTGACAAGGCGGCTGACCTTGAAGACCTTGCATACAGCAAGGCAGGCGAGCAGTTCAGCAAGCGCATTGCTAAGGTGCAGGCAAGGGCGGAACATGTCCGCAATCGTATTGCCCTCAAGATCGACAAGGGTATTGCAGAAGCGCACAAGCAGGCAGAGCGTGAAGAGGCTGCACTCTGCACTGAGCTTAAGCAGTTGCAGAAGGAATACGACCGGATGACCACACGTCTCGGCGAGATACGTGAGTACATCGTGGCGACCGT